AGATGCGCGCAAAGCTGAAAAAGGCATCCTGCATGATGGTGCGCTCCATCGGTATAGCGATGGCGATGCGCACGTTCGGGTCCTGTGGCGATACTGCAAACACCCGCTCTGGCTCCGGGTAGAACCGGCGACTCACCGCCGCTGTCTCCACCCAGTCCTCTGGCCGCTTGTCTCCCCCCTGCTCTGTCCCTAACTCTGCCAAGCCCCCTCCTTATACGATCCGTCTGTATGGTCTCAGTAGCTCTTGCACGTCCCTCGGTATCCCCTGCGGCACGGTCATCACGCCCGCATCCGGGAACATGCTCACGTCAAACACTTGCGAGTCCTTCTGCGCGTAAAAGTACGCTGCCAGCCGGATGGTCGCCTGCTGGATTGCCGCCGGGATGGTCATTCCATACGCCCAGCGCCCCCGGATCGTGATGGCATCCTCATGGCTGCTGTCATAGGTCCAGGCCACACTGCTGTCGCTCTTGAGCACGATCTCGCGGTATGGCGTCGAGTTGTGAGGCACTGTGACATAGGACGTGCTTGCCACGGTTGTGCTGTCCCCGTTTGTGATGGTCACGATCTGCGCGCACTCAGCGTCCAGGAACAGCCGCCGCCCGTCAACGTCCTCTACCGCATCGTAGTAGCGCGTGCTGGTCGTGGTGTAGTCAAACGTGCGGTCGCAGTAGTTGTCGATGGCCGACTGTGCCGCATCCAGCAGCGTCTCGATCAGGGTGTCATCATCCGTCTCGGATGTGGCAATCCCCCTGTACAGTTTCACGTCGGCGACTTGTGCGTATGCCATAGCCCCCCGATCAGGGGGCCGGGCTGGTTACCGGCCCCCATTTAGCAGTAACTATTCCTGCCCGATTTCCTTCACGGCCGCGATGTCCCTGGCGCTGGCCGGCCCATGCCGGTCTACAGAGCCGAGCACAATCACGCTGTAGGCGTTCTTCACATTGGTCGAGGTCGTGATGCCCGCTTTGAAGTAGCGCCCCATCGGCGTCGCCGTGCCGTACTGGCCGAGGTCTTCGGCCTTGCACTCTGCGACCACGATGCTGTACTCACCTGCCGTGCCGCTCACGCGAGTCACAGCCGATGTGTAGAACGCGGTGCTTGCCGCCGTCCCAGCGGACGTGCAGTCGATCAACGTGACGGTCAAGCCTTTGTCGTTGGCCGTGCCGCCGTAGGCGTTGCCAGCGGCGATCACCAGCGCCCGACGGTAGTGGCTCATGTCCACTACGTCGGTGTAAAGCGTCTGCGCGGCCGTGGTTACGATGCGAGGCGCGAACGCCCCGACGATGGCCAGGCTTTCACCGAGAGATTCGTTATATACCATTGTTGTTACCTCCTCCTAGACTTACGAGCCGCTCAGGGACACGAACGGGCTGACCTGGTTGGTGCCGTCTGCCAGGTACATCGGCGCGCTCATCCACGGTTGTCCGTCCAGGTACTTGGAGAATCTCCAGGTGCCCTGGTTCGTGATGAACTTGTAGTGCGGCGAAAAGTCGATGGTGAGCCCCGCCCGGTCGCCAATCAGGTAGTAGCTCCAGTCGGCCAGCAGCACGCCGCCGATCTGCGTCGCCCCAGTGCCCGCAGGCAGGATAGGCATACGGTCCGTGAACACGATAGGACGCCCGAACAGCGTGGCCGGCGCGTTGTCCCGTGCTGACGGAATCCAGATCACGTTATTGGTCGCGCCAGAGCCGTCGGCCAGCGGGATCAACTTGCTCAACACCTTCGGGTGCATGAACCACACGCCACCGTTAGGCCTGCGGCTGTGGAACTTCTCCAGCATGGAGGCGATGTCACTCAGCACGAACGTACTGGATGCGGCCACCTCGGTCAGCAGGCAATCGCTCTTGAGCACGCCCAGAGGCTTGCCCACACCGTCGCCCTGCAAGAACGCCCAGTCCTCGTGGAAGGCAACCGCGTCCGCAAACAGTTCACGGAGCATCGACTCCAACGTGGCCCCGGCGTCCATCATGACGTGCGAACTGGCCAGCGTGTACCCGCTCAATTCGTGATAGACCAGCTTCACGTTCTGGAAGGTCGGCTCGGTCTCAGTCTTCTCGCCGCCCTCGTCCGTCCAGGTTGCGAACACGCCGCCCAACTGCGGCGCACGCCCGGCGGTGCTGCCCGTGTAGGACAGCGCTGGCACGTTCCACTCGCGGGTCGTCATGTTAATAATGGTCGGGCGCTGCGCCCGCACCACGCTGCGCTCGCTGGCGATCCGCAGGATGTCCCGGCTGTACTCGACGGGCACCAGGTACCCGCCGACGGAGCCAGACTCTTCGGACAGCGCCGCCTTGTACACGTCCTCGATGCGCTTGGTGTCCCCACGCTGGAGCGCCACCAGATAGTCCGCGAAAGACTTTTCCTCGGCATGGTCCTTGCCTTCCGGCGCTGCGTTCAGCAGCGTGTCGTAGCCCGGAAGCGCGTTGATCGCCTTGGTCACGCCTTCCTGGACCAGACGCTCCACGTCGTCAGACGTAAGCCCCTGGTTCTTGATTTCCTCGGTCATTTGAGTCTCCTTGGTTTCAATCTGTGCAATGATGGTCGGCTCGGTTATCGTTTCGGCGGGCGCCGCGACCTCCTCGGTGTCTGCCACGGAATCCCCTTCCGTCTGCGGCAGCAACCCCTCAAGGCCAGCGGCCCATTCCGTTAGCGATCTGATTTCACTCACGCCCAGCGTGCGCGGCTCTGCGGGTGTGGGCGTGAGCGACATTTCCACGATGGGCCACGACTTGATAAGCGTGCCCTCACGCTCTGCCAGGTGCCCCGCCGTGCCACTGGACCAGCCGAGCAGCCCCTTGCCCACGAGTGCGCGTATGGCGTCGGCGTACTTGCTCGATAGGGCGATCTGCGCCTCCACCCACAGCCCGATATCGTCGGGATCGTCAATGGCCCCCTGGCCCAGCGGCACCGTGCGAACCTTTTCATCGCGTCCGTGCTGATAGAGCACCGGCGGCGTGCGGGTGAGCCTGTCCAGCCAAAAGTCGGTATCTTTCGAGAACGTCTCGCCTTCGAGGTCTTTGCCCCCGAACACGACGCCATAGCCGCCCACGGTAAAGTGCGTGTCCGTCTCTTCCAGTACCACAGCCTTGGTCGGGTTGTCCTGGTCTGCGTATTCGTGCATCTCGCTCCTTACTCTTCCAGCCCTACCGTCTGCATCAACTGGTGCGCCCGGTGCCGGTAGGTGTGATGCGACAGCGCATACTCGCGCCCGGCACGCCCCACTTGCTCGCGCTTGTCCGGGTCGCTCAGCACATCTTCCAGTATCCCAAACATCTCATCTTCGTCAGCGTATTCCCAGCCGTCCCAAACCATGTCGCGCTGGCCGTTATCCATCGAGTAGTCCGTTACCAGCGGCCGGCCGCTGCACATCACCTCGAATACGCGCATGTCCAGGTCGCCGCCCGTGACGCTCATGTGCCAGCCGATGCGCGCCGAGCCGTACACGTCGGCCATGTCCTCAAAGTAGACGCCGCTCTTGAAGTTGCACCTGTAGCGCTTGCTCAGGCGCTCCATTGCCTCGTAACGCTTGCTGTACATCCCCTGCCCGTAGGCCGACCCCACAAACGCTAGGTCGTACTCTTCTGAGTACACGCGCGGCGTGTGTATTTCCGGGTCGCACGCAAACGGCAACCACTCGGCATCCAGTGCGTCGCAGTAGGGCCGCTGCGCACAGAAGCGATAGTCCAGCATCGCTGCGTACCGCTTGTGCCACGGCAGTTTGGCCGGGTTGTGGCTGTCCATGAACCAGCCCGCCAGCGGTATGCCCGCGTCGATCACGCCCTCCAAGCCCATCGGCCCGTCGCCGCTTTCCGCCCACAAGATCAGATCTGGCCGCCAGTCGCCGAGCCGCGCCATGTCTAGCGTCTCATGCTCGCCCAGCCTGTAGTTGTGCGGTCCCCAGACGCGATACGTCTCCTTGCACCCCGGAGCCATTGCCGAGCGCCCCGCCGTATACACACGGTGGCCGTTAGCCCGCAGCGCCTTTGCCATATAGTTGGCGGTGGTATGCGGCGCGAAACGGTAGAGCATCAGCACGTTAGCCATTGGCCACCGCCTCGTTACGGACGGTGTATGTCACCCACTCCATTGGTCGCATCATCACCCGAATAAACCGCCCCTCCGCTCGACAGTAGACCACCCGCCACGGCTTGATGCCGTAGCCCTTGCCGTACATCTGCCAGCGCCCGTGCTCGCCGTTGAAGTAGTCAAACGTCCCCGGGACAAACGCCCGCCTGTGCGTAGGGTCCGCCCACGCATCGTCCAGGTTCTGCGCGTTAGGGACCACGACGTGCATCCGGCCCCCGGGTAACAGCGCCTCGTGGCAGTCGTTCATCAGCGGTATCAGGTTGTCGATATGCTCTAGCAGGTTGTCGGCTACGATCACGTCGGCACAT